TTTATATTCTTGAGTTAGTTCGTCTGTTCCTTCTTCTTTGGGTTTTCTTGACTGTTTCAAACCCTCTCTAATGGAACGAATAAAAGCGGTATCAATCATTTTGAATCCTTATACCTTTTGGTAAGCCTCTTGAGTTGTTCTTTTCTACGCTGTAAATCACGATTTTCTCTATCGTCAATGCGCTCGTTTATGTATTCTTGAAAAGTTTTCATATTAATATTTATAAATTATCTATACCCGATTTTGCGTAATTCTTTGATGGTATTCGCAGCAGAAGTATGTACGATTCCCAGACCACCCGCCCTTTTAAATCCATCAATATTCTTTGGATGGTCATCTATCAGAAGATTGGGTCTTCCATCTTTACCATCCTTTGCAAAGTTTGATTTATTTTTACGCATAACTGCATAAACTCTTGCATCATTCACACCAAAATGTTTCTTCATCCATCGTTTCTTATCCTCGGCTGCACGTTCTGAGATCGGTCCTCTACCACCTTTTGGAATAGCAGTCAATATATTTGGATTATATCTTCCAATAAACCTCCATAACTGTTTTGCATCAGACATTGGTGGTAATTGAAAAAACATATCGTGTGGTAAGTCATGCCAATTTTCATCGGTAAACTTCTGTCCAAGATGTTCTCTGGTAAACTTCTGGAAATCAGCAAGTACACCATCCATATCACAATAAATGGTTGGTGCATCAAACTCTACCAGATAATCCCTAAACTTTTTCATGACTCCCTTGTGATGGAATAAACTTTTTCTATCTGTTTTTCTAAGATGGGTGTACGATTCGGCCAGTAAATGTATTCCTTATCTGGATTCTTCATCAATCCCTTTAACATTGGAACAACTAATGATTCTAATTCTTTCAATCTTGTTGCAAATTTTTCATTCAGTTCACCTTTGCGTTCTTCAACTTCATCAATGACTGCACGAATTGAATTACTTTGTTCTCCCAATGCACTCGCAATTTGTGTTGACTCAATCTCTAAAATCTTGTCAACTTTTTCTTCTAAACGAGATATTTTGTCACCTGTTTCATCAAACAAACTTGTATCATCTTTGTCTCCAAGTGCTTGTATAAGACTTGAAATGGAGTCCATTTTTTTCTTCAACTCATCAAATTCCTCTGAGGAAACTGGTGATGGTTGCTCTTCTGTTGTAACTTGAGTTTTCTGAAATTCCTCAGTGGATACAGCACTAAACCCAAAATCAAAATCATCTGCCATTTTATTATACCTTTAACTTTTGATTACTTGTCTTAAAATCTTTTTTTCTCATCACTGTTTTCGCCACCATATCCAACATACCATCACGATCACGCTGAAGTACAAAAGGCATATTAACATCAGTTTCCATGTCATGTATTACCGCTTGTGCATCTGGACCCATTTTTGGAATTTTCTTACCATGTTTCTTATACGTGAGCCTAAAAAGACGTATAAGTTCTGCCGTATTAATTGGTTTCTTGTTTCGCTCATCATTAACCCTATCCAGAAAATGACGAGTAAACTCAACATCAATACCAACAGCAGCGAATAACTTGTCTGCATATCTTTCTATCTGGTCAAGGTCTGAACGAGAAACATCCTCTGAGATTTTTCGTATCTCTAATTCTTTTGCGAACAATATATCGCCCCATTCTTCTTCTGTGAATGATTCTGTCTCTATGTAATCCTTGAACTTTTTCATTTCTTGTTTCTTTTCATTGTTTAAACGTTTGCAACCGAATCTCCTACCTTACCTGTCTTATTTGCAATTGATACATGAAATACTCTCTTTGGATCTGGGTCTGATTTTAACAAATCTGTAACATAGTCCTTGAGTTGTCTTTGTTGTTTGACTTTCATATACCAAGAAACCTTACCAGATGATTCTATCTTTTTTGGTTCTTCAAACTCTAATTGAAAATTTGGATCATCAAACTTTACATCTTTGAATTTGGAACTCATCTTTTTCCATCCAGGCCCTCCTGCAAGTGTAACGTGTAACTTGTCATCTCCTATCGGTTTCATATCGGAATTCTTCATAATCAACTTATGTCTGACTGATCTAATATACTTGACTTCTCTAGGATTAGGATAATATTTTAAAATACTTTCTACCTCTACCTGTTCCTTTAAAAAATTTTTAAAACCCAACACTACTGTCCACCTCTTATTTCGGTCAAATATTTGTGATCTACATCTGATATGAACTCTTTGATGTATCCTTGTAACTCAGTCGCTTCTTCATCATCTTTTATTTGATTAATTTTACCCTTAATTGACATTAAACTGTTTTCTATTCTTTTACACTCTTTATACGTTATCATTACTTGTGACTCCAAGTCCACATGACAAGCAAATAATTCATCCTCTTTTCTTTCCACCTTACTTGAACACCAGTAAGTGTAGAAGGGAGAGTTGATCCATCGTGAATAACTCATTTAGCATTCCTCAATTTAATTTTAGTTACAAGTTCATCTGTTAATCTCATCTGCTCAAGTTTTCTTGCAATCCTAGCAGATTTTGAATTTTCCTCCCTACGTTTTTCTTTTGCAGCTGCGTTTTCATACTCTTTCCACAAAACATCACTGTGTTTTCTATACAAATCGTCTTCATGTTCCCATTCTATTTTCAGTATTCTTCTCAAGTCCTCATAAGCATAGTATTCAATCAAGACCTCATGCGCTGGTCTGTACTTCTCGTATACTGTTTCCATTCATTTCATTGACCCTGCTTTTTCTGGATTCTTGATTGCATCCATGTGTAAGTCCATGTAACTAACCTCTGTTTTTTTGTGTCCCATTTTCTCTACAGTTGCATAAACTTGATCAGTAAGTTTTTGTGCAGATTTAATCTGTTCGTCTGAAACCTTACCAGACTCTTCAACGTCCGCTTCTATCTTAAAAACACCATCACTTAATTTGGCAACTTTCTCAAGGTCTTTTACGTCATGGTCCATTCTCATATGTTTTTTAAGAAACTTTATTGCAGAAGGACACATATAATGATGTGTTGTTTGATATCCACCCACCTTCATCTCTTTTTCTTCTTTGATGAATTGTCTAAAATTTTTCATAACTTACCTTTTCCAAAGTTTGAGACATTAATTGGTTTACCTTTTCGGTCAGGGTCTTTATCATACTTTCTTTTTGCACGAACCGCAGATGCACGTTGTTTCTTTGTCAATTGACGAATCTTTTTGTTTGACATACATTTTGGTTTCGGTCCATCACCATCACCATCACCATCTTTGTCTGGTCTTGCACATGGACCCAAAACAGAACCATCTGTTCCTATTCGTTTCCATCCACCTTGAGGATCTTTCTTATCAAACCACTTTCGTAAGTCTTCAGAAAATTCCTTAAACCTTTTCACTCTGACCTCCAACTCCCACCTTTTGACTTATACCATTTTGCTGCCCATCCATTTGCATAAGCTGATGGATATACATCAAATTTTTGTTTCGCAAGTGACTTCGCTCTTGACCAAAGTTTCGGATTGGTTGGAACATTTTTTTCCTCTATATTTTCCTCGCCAACTGGAACACAATTAGGGACCATCTTATCACCTTTTTTCTTCATACCTTGCATTTCATAACCATCCCAACATGGACCTTGTGCTTCATTCTTGGGTTTTTCTCCCCTTTTCTTTTTTGAGATTGCAATCGCAGCTTGTTGAGCTGGACTAATCGCTTCTATAAATTGTTTAAAGTTTTTCATTAGTTATCCACCTTTGCTGATGCTCTCCATTGAAAACAACTCCAATACCTTGCTTTGTATTTGGGGCCTGGGTCTGAGCAGTTATGTCTTGCACGAAATGACTTTCTCCTTGCAGGATCATCTCGTTTAATTTCCATGTTTGGATCTCCAAATCCCAACTTGATTACATTACCTTTTTCATTCTTAACGTAAACATGAAACTTCTTCTTACCACCACTGGACCTTGTGGGATTGTTCAGTTCTACTTTTTTACCTTTGTATTCTGCTTCCGTAATCATATGGTCAAATAGTTCATCACATTCATCACAACATTTTTCAGAAAATTCTTTAAAAGATTTCATTTCTTAACTTTCCAAATCTCATTGATGCATTCTACTTTGTCATAAACTTGGAGATGTTGCAACATAGAATTGACAGGAGTTACGTCCTCTCCAAGTTTGTGAGAAAGTGAGAGTAGATTGCTTGGTTTCTTTTTTAGGGTTGATAATATTTTTTCCTCAAAAGAGGAATACTCGTTAAACTTTTTCATCTGATTCTTTCGTTTTTCTAACTGGCCAATTGGTACAGTATGGATGTTTTGGATCATGTTGTTTTATCATAGTAACTCCAACATACTCTTCTCTCCCAACTGGTTCATCCCACTCATCACCACATACATCAACTCCATGATCTACTTGAGGGAGCGGACTCTTATAAGCCAACCTTTTTCTCCTTTAGAAGTGTTATAAGTATAAATTGTTTCTAACTCAAAGTCCTTGTTTTTCTTTGTAGTCATTTATTGCTGCCTTAATTGCATCCTCTGCAAGAACCGAACAATGAATCTTGACAGGCGGAAGCGAAAGTTCTTCAACGATATCCACATTACTGAGTTCTTCCGCCTCACTAATAGATTTACCCCTAACCCACTCAGTAGCAAGGGAAGAAGCAGCAATTGCACTACCACAACCAAAAGTCTTGAACTTAGCATCTGAAATAACACCTGTTTCATCGTCTACCTTTATTTGAAGTTTCATTACATCACCACATTCAGGCGCTCCAACAAGACCAGTACCAACGTTATCGTCAGAGGAATTAAGAGAACCCACATTCCTTGGTTTTTCATAGTGATCTATTACCTTATCTGAATAAGCCATTATTTCTTTTTGTCCAGTGTTTCATAAATTGGGTCAGTCGTATGATGTTCTGTGCTTTTTAAAAGTGCTCTTGATGATGCAAGACGATCAAGATTTTCGGGTGTTTGTGGAAACTCAATAACTTTTCCCATTTTAACACCCGACATAATCCTCAACCTTTTCTTTATCCATTCAATCATTTCTTAATTGCTTTTAATAAAGACGATGCAATCCCTACCTTTGATTGATTTTTTTCTGATTCAATGTATTTTTCCAATAAGTCAATCAAAGAATCTGTATCTTTCATTGACCACTTATCCGCCTCACCAACCTGTGTTCCCCACATTGCAATCACCACATCACAATTTTGTTTATATTTTTTTGGATCTTGACCATTACTTTTATCGTATTTGTCATTGTTCCAAATAAAGAAACATTCTTTATAATCCTTACCATCGGTGAACAATTTAGCAAATGCACTTGGTACGTGTAATTGTGATTTGCCAATCTTCTTAGGTCTATTGTTCCAATATGCAATCGTGAGATTTTCTAAACGACCATACTTGACCGCCATCTCACGTTCATGTTTCTCCAACGCAATAAACTTATACCGATTTGCAAATGGAGTTTGTGGAACAATATTTGCCATTGAGTATGTTGCCTTCTGATGTTTCTTATCCCAATCATGAGATGCATCAGAAGCTCCAAAGTGACCTCTATCATAACCAGTATTTGTATAATCTTTTGATGTTGTCCTGAACTCCTTCTTCACTCGTTTGTCAGTAAAGAAAGGTGGACGTTTATCAATATCTTTTTCAACTGATTCACCTGTCACTTCCACATAAACAGCAGTAGGTGATTTCCTGTCATGATTGTAACAAATGGTAAAAGTGTCAATCAAAATCTGGTCACACTTTTCTTTTGTGAAGAATGACTTGAACATTCCGATTGATGATTTATTGATA